AGGAATAGCGTCAGTTGCCTCAGAGAGGTCAGAACTGAGTAGTGTAAACTCTCTGCACTGTTCCTCTTTGAGTTTTAAGCGGCTAAGCCGTTCTGTATAACGTCGAGCTTGATCATCATTCAATAACCCATCCTTAGCAAAAGGATGCTTCGCAATATACTCACGAAGAGTATGTGCGAGTGGTTGTTGAAGAACAACGTTCCACCACTTTGTGGTTGTGACGATCCTCGATTTTCCGCCTTGTTCTGGAACCGTAGCCACGCGGCTAGGAATGGTTTCCATTTCTGAGAAATGCTTCTCAGATTCCAGATACGCTAAAGCGAAAATTTGATAGCCCAGGGCTTCATCGAAGCCCCAACGTCTATCACATATGGCAAAGATCTCACCAAGGTTGTTCCTGAGTTTACCAAACTCAACATCCTCGGGCGCCATAGGCGGTTCAGATCTGCACCATGTTCTCCATATTGGAACACCTTTCTTCTCTTTGAGAGTAAGTTTGTCCAGTATAGTGAATTCACGGTCCTCTTCGGGGACCCTAACAAGCTCTTTATTAACAATTGTTGCTATTAAAGAGCCTCTTCCTCCTTTGGAGGCAGGATTATCGAAGTCACCAGAGGTTGACAACGATATATGACAAATATTTTGTGGAAGGACGGGGCAGTAGGCCTTTAGTCTACTGCTCACAAGTTCTGAAGCATAAGAAAGTCGCATCTGATCTAAATAGCTTAGCTCAAAGTCAGATGTCACCATAGTCTCGAATTTCTGCAGAGCAACTGCCCCAGTAAAGTGGGTCCCACAGGGAAGAAAACGAGTCTGGCAAAATTGACCTAAAGCCTCTAAACTCTTCTTAGAAGAGTCGAGATCCTCAAAGAGGTGGGACAATCTCTTAAAGATATTGTTCCGCTTTAGAGTCGGTAATTCTAAAGTTGTAAGATTGGTCCGAGTTACCCAAACATAGTTTGTGAGCTCTTTCCAGTCAGCAACAATAAAATCAAAGTTGAAATTATCATGGATACACTTTTTCCATATCTTCAACACTAATCTTTTCGCGCTACGCAGGACCCTAAGGTCTGCGCCTAAAGATAGGCGAAGGGAGAAAGCTACTCCATGGATAATACTTTCAACCCTCTCAATGACAGTCTTTGACTGTTCACTGATAACGGTTATTTCTCTATGAGACAACATAGTTGTTCTCTTGAGAAACCTTATGAGTCGGCCTTTGGCCTTCTCAGTAAAGTAATCTTTATACGCTTGGTGGGGGCCACGTTTTAGAACGTCCCTACAAGGGAAGAGTTCGCACAGCGAGCTCTTTACCCACTCTTCATTGAAGAGTCCAAGGTATAGAGAAAAGAACTCATTGAGTTTCTTTACTCTACATAGAACTGCACTCGTTGGCAGGGACTCGTCCTCACTAGGTGAGACAGGTCCACTGTGAACAGTGTTAGCGATCATGTAGATTTGCTAGTGGCTAAGTCTTAGACTTTTGGGACCAATGGTCCTGCCACTAGTACAGTTCAAATCGGGAATCGAGGTAGTCACCGCTCTATGAGCTGTGCAACTGCCGTCTATGACACCCTGGTTTGGACTTTAGTCCGCATCGTGTACTGGGGTTGTAGCCTGGTCTACAACCGTGGGTTTGAGAGGTATAAAAGGGAGCTTTAGATACACCCTTTCCATAACCTCGTGCCAATCTGGCTCAAACTCCACCTTACCTAGCAGAGATGGTAGTTTAAGGCTTGGTAAACCTTTCCCTACTACCTCAAGGTAAGACAGTTCACGACGGCTCTCTATATACCCCTCAGGGGTGTAGAGAAGAACTTTCCTTTCTTGGGTTGCGTTCTTTACTTTGTAAAGACACACCTTTTGCTGTCCGTGAGTCTCACAGAGCTCTCGGACTAAGCTTTCACCGAATAATTCGGAGGAAAGGAAATCAGCGCATATCGACTTTACTTTGGCTTCAAAGGTCCTGAACCTAGAGCCCCAGCCTATATACCTGAAATTTTCAGGCTTGGCTGAGAGGGAGAGTACTTCATTGAAGGAAACTCCTCTAAGTACAAGATCGGTAAACTTGGTCTCATCGAGCCA